CCGATATTCAACGTGCAATGCGCGGCGCCGAAGTAACCACCAAGATTCGCAGGATTATTCCACGGCGAAATTTTCTAATTTTGGGTGGAGCGGCTGCTGCGCTAGTCGCACTAATTTCGCGCGGTTTATGGTGATGTTATTAGTAGCTGCATCCCCTTTACCGTCCATGATGAAATATAACTGCTTGTCAGCACCGGCTGGGAGGTTAATCGTAACCGCTCCAGCTACTGTCAAGTCACTCACTACAACGCAATCTGTCGTCGCTACCACTGCGATAGGCGACGATACAGCTACGCGTAATGCAAATTTTTGAAAGCTTGTACCCTGAGCACTGTCAGCTAACGCTTGTAGGAAAGTCGTTAGGCTAGTCCAGTTGAGCTCTGTGTTCAGAGGTATTTGATAAGTTGTTGGGGTTGGGCTTGTCCCACCGCTTGGCCATGTTTTTGAAATCGGCATACTGGAAAACCCTCATAAGTATAAAAGACTGATTGCCCAGTGCACAAGGAGTAATGCACGGGCAACCAGTCACCCCAAATTAGCTAGCGGCTTCGTCGTTAATGTTGTAGAAGTAAATTTGTTTAGCTGGCTCATGGTTAAAGATATATTGGTCACTGTAAGACCTGAAGGCGTACCCGGCTTGGTTTTGAAGAGGAAAGATAACATCCTGAGCAATTCCAGGCACTTGGAACGAAACTTCAGCGGAACCAGAGCGGCTCCAAGAGGGCGAGTGAAGCGCAATCGCGATACCTTCACGCACTTGACGGTGAGGACGAAAAGTCGCTTTACCGGCTTGGGTGTAGAAACATACGGATTCAAATCCTTGCTCGGCTTCGGAAGACTTGTAGCTACTATCGTATACACGAAGGCCAGCCTCAGTGGATGCAATGGTCGCCCAGCTACGTGGGTTTAGCCATACATCAAGGTCACCTTCCAAGCCGCCTTTGTTGACTGCGCCGGCTACTGCCTCTTGGAATTTTTGGAGCGACAGCTTTTGGTTTTGACAGTCGTACTGGTTAGCAGACCAGAGGGAATATTCGGTGTTATCGATACCGAATAGGTTACCTGTTTTGGTAAGGATATATTCGATACCGAAGTATTCTTTACCAGAGCCTTGCATACCGTCGAAACAGATGCGGCTGGAAGTGGTAGAGGATGCGGCTACAGGAGTGAAGTCTACTTTCAAAATCCCGTAGGCACTGTCTACAGCTACCAATTTTCCAGAAGCTTGGATTACTCCAGCGCTAGAAACTTGGTTGATCTTTACACCTTCGAGGCCTAACCAAATGCCTGCGGCAAATTGGCCTGGTCCAAACAAGATATATTTCCCAGCCGCATTGATACCGTTGGTGAAGGTCAGCGAGCCGAAACGGGTGTTAGGAAGTGTTCCAGTTCCGTTCGTGAAAGCAACGCCGCGGTAAACTTGAGATGCATAAGAAACCCCGCCCAAGAGATAAGGCGAACGTCCGTATAATCTCAATGTTTCCTGCAACCTAGCGTGGGAGCGGAGGTTGTTTTTAACGACATATTTCGTAGCGTCTAGGAACGCTTTATCGCTACCTCCAGCACTTCGCGACATGACAGCCCAAGGAACAATCGAGGGCAAAACTGTAATGTAGGGCACTACTTCAGTTTGACGAACAGCGCCGGCAATTGCAGGGTTGAGCTCAAATGCATCAGTAGAATCTGAAAGGGTCCAACCCACTTCATTGGTTAGGCATACCGCTTCTACATACTTCTCACCGACTTTTTGCTTTTGGCTGAAAGGAATATATTTCGCCAAAGGGAAATCGTCAGGGAGGAGGTTGGTGAGGTCGCCGTAGACCCGTTTAAACGCCTGGAGGACATCAGCATTACTTGTTTGTGACATATGTAAACCCCATTATATTTTTAAATTGTTATTTGGATCGGAAGTAGAATTTAATTACCAAGATTCCAGAAGTCAGTGCGTCAAGGCCAGCAAGCTCAACTTTGGTCGCAATGTTGCCTTCAGCGCCCTTCGCACACTGGGTAACCAGGGTGGAGCTCGACAATGTTGCTACAGCGGGATAGGAAGCCTCAACCCGAGTGCTCAAATCGTCGACATAAGCTTCGCACATATACAGTTCATCAGCTTGTTTTCCAAAGTTGACGATACATGCAAACATGTCGGTGCCCATGGAGGTTGCGTCAAACTGAGCTACCAAAAACTCGTTCACAGTGCCCAAAAAGGAGTCAATCACTGCTTGGGATGCAATTGCATCAAACGCAGTGAGGACTGGGGTCCCTTGGGGGAGTTGGGAAACGGTCTTTGCAGCCGTGATTTGAAACATAAATTGGACGACATGGGGGTTGTTTTTCCCAATCCGGTCCTGCCAGAAAAATAGTCCAGGTGAACTCATAGTTTATCCCTTAATTTTTTTGTCTAGGTTGTTGAAATACTCGTCTAACGATACTTTTTTGGAGCTCTTGGAAGGCGCTGGTTGACTTTTGTCAGATTGGCGGGAGTAAGGATTACTTTCCCTCGCTTCCGAAACAAAATGTTTTCTGAGTGCCGCCATTTGTTCCCTACTTAGTAGCTTAATGACTTCCTGAGGGGAGGTTACATTGAGGAATTCTTGAATGTCCTCTGTCAGGCTTGCCTTGGCTCGGTCTAATGCCTTCGTAGACGACAACGGCTCCTGGTTAGTTTCCAGGTTGGCATACATTGCTTCAGCGACGCGGCGGATTAATCTCGGTGTTTTTTTACCTTTGTAAGATTCTAAAGCCTTGGCTATCTCGTCGTCAATCTCACTAAACGCTTTTTCGGCGATTTGGGCTTCAACTTGCGCTCTTTCTTTGGCACTTAGTTCTTCTAACTGCTTTTCGAGAGCCTCGCGCTTTTGTTTCTCAGTCCGGTAGTTTTTCTCAGGCTCGGGTAACTGTTCAAATTCAATGAGGTCAATGAGCTCTTTTTCAGCCCACTTTAAAACCTCATTCTTTGGAACCCCGTATTCCTGAAGCCAAGAGAAGTCGCCCTTCTTAGCACGCTCCTTTCGGGCCTCCTCAGCCTTACGGATTGCAGCGGCCTCCTGCATGCGCTTACTCGCGGCCCTGCTATGGCTGTAGCCACGCTTGAGCTCGTCAAGGTCCACTTCTAATTCTTCACCGTCAACTGGCACTTTAAAACGCGATGGGGGAGAGACTGGTTCAGGTGAATTCGCGGAAACTTCCGACGAACCACTGCCCAATGCAGATTCAGTCATATAATTTTGGCCTCGCCATGTTTGGTTAGAGTTGCCCAAATTATAAGACTAAGCATTTAATTTAGTAAAGGATTATTATCTCTACTTGCACGGGTGCGGTGGGCGTGGGACTGAATTTACCCGTGATAGTCACCGACCCATTGTTTGTAAATCCCCATGCCAGAGGGGCAGATAAGGCAGTCGTGGAAGTTAAGAGCCTTCTCACTCGCACCTCCCTCGCCTTTTTTGAAGTGGGGGCGATTACTAAGGGCGTATTGTCGGTGAGCTCGACCACTTTAATGGTGCAATCGGTATTATCCTCATCAGTCAACCCATTGCGTAGCGCTCTGATTGTTATTTCGGCAAACTGCGCTTGAAATTGTATAAAATCTTGAAGCTGTTTCCCCGCCTCAGTCGATAAGGCGCGGGCAGTCTCAAAGATCCGACTGATTGTAATTTTAGCCATTGCGGAATTTCCCAAAGCGAGCGGGACCAGGGTATTTATTTACCGGTGCCAGGTTTTCCAGTGTGACGGTTTCCGTTTCGGCTTTATTATTATAAATAAAAATCCTTTCGTCATTCCCAAACCTATCTCGAGCATTTGGATTCTCACGGCTTTGCACCCTATTAGCGTACATCAGAGCGGCTATTGCATCACAGTGCCCAATCTCTGGAAGGCGCTCAAAATCGGTCCGATTCTTATTGAAAACTCCAGCCCTACAGGACTGAATGAGGAATTTGCAGCGTGGGTGGATCCAAATTTGGTCCATTTCAAACAGGTTTGACATGCTCTGGACTGTAGCCAGCCAATCAGACTTGGGGGGAGTAGCGAATTCAGCCCCTAACTCAAATAGGTCAATCAGCACCTGGCCCGCTACGTCAGCATGTTTCGCAAACCAGTTGAATTCCAGTGTGTCGAGCTCCTTCTTGATATTCACGCTCGGGGTATTGGCTGGAAACCAGCGTTCATCCCAAATCAGAAGGCGGTTATGGAGGTAATCGTAGGTATGGACGAGAGCTACAGTCATGTCTCTAGTCCCGCCCCAGTCTGCAGTCAGTTGGATATGGCATTTTGCGGGTAGTCTAAAATCTTTCACGTGTATCTTGGGGTCAAATCCAGGTATGACCACTTTCGACATGACCCTGATTATCTGCGCTAGGTATTCCCGCTTGAACGCATCCGTGTGTGTCCCCCCGCATCGCCTTGCAGCTTCCAGGATCATTTCAGGGCTGATACTTGGGGAATCATAGACTGTGTATTGGAACAAAGTCCCGAGCATGTCAGCTTCAGGTAGGACCCTGGTATGCAGTGGGTGATCAGGTTCTTCACTGGGGGAGCTAACGAATATCTCCATACCCTGAGACCTGAGAAGTTGAGGCCCCATCACGCTATCGACCCCATAATTGAAGTCGTCAGCGGTCACAAACCCGCATTCTTCATAAATGATCAGGGAGGCATTCCCCCCCCGATTCCCGTCAACGTAAGCCCTTTCCAATGCTCCCAGGCGAAGGCTTGAACCGTTGAACAGATTGTATCTATACTCAGTCTTAGACCGCCTTAGCAAGCCCTCAGGCGCGTCAGCGAGAATTATGCTGAGGTTGTCATTCACAAGGTCCTGGCACTGCTTGAATGTCGGGGCAATCACTCGAGCAATCTTTTTGGGATTCTTAAGCAGGTATTCCAGAGCAAATACGCAAGCCCAGAAGGTTTTCCCAATTTGACGTGACGAGAGAATGCAGACTTTTCGAGAATCTGCATTCTGCCTTACTGTGGCGCTGATTCTTCTTTGTAAGGTATCTAACTTATAAGCTAGTTCCCCCCTACTCCACAACGCATTTTTTAAATCTCGCTCTGTTATTTGTTCTTGCATACTGCTTAAAATAACAGATTTTAATTTTTATTAAAGTGGGAAATTAATATCAGCGAGTATTCTTAAAGCACGCAATAATATTCTTCCTATCGAGCGCTGTCCCCTCCAGAACTAGGCAGTCAAACAGCTTATCTTGACACATCCACTTGGACCTATCGTCTACATTGCCAGCGCACCATGCTGATACCAGCATTAAAGCTTCATCAAACATCCTTTCGGGTCAGCAAAGCGGCGGAAACCTTCCCCTTCAGGGGGAGGAGGAAGCCGCCACTCGTTTTTAAAATAGGGTGCCGGTCTTTCCCGGCTGTCAGTCTCGTGAGAGACGGTCTTGGGTTACCCCAAGATACTCTGGTTTCCCAGGTAAATGTCACCTTGCCGATGTTATAGAGAGGTTTACATGTAAGAAGCACTGGCCTAATCCCCTTAATCCTGTTTAACCACTTACCGCAGAGCTTGGAACTGGTGAAGCATCCCAAGGTGCCTATACATTCTCTCCTAACGTAGATCAGAGGATTACTCCCCATCTCTCGGGCGGGACAACATGAGACTTGCTTGGAACGACTCCTTACAAGCCTGCCCCTTTAGGGGCGGGTAGTTGACACAGAGACATAGCAAGCCTCACTTAATTCTGCCTGTAATTACTCTAATAGCATAACAAAGACCCCAGAGTGCTAACACAATCGCACTCCAAGATACAATCACATATGCTATGGCTTCGATTCGGTCTGTGGACATTTGTCTCCCCCTAGCATTTCGGGCGTGGTTTCGGCTTAGGCTTTTTCTTCATTTTTATGTTCTTTTTTTGATATATAATTTACAGAAATTGAGCACTCTAACTGAAACTCTTGTTCACATTCACCGCAAATAACCACCGTTGAATCACCGTCCCTGAGATTGTATTCCCAAGCGTCTTCGTCCTCTTTAAAACAAAAAGGACATATTACGCAGGATTCTAGTATTTCACCTGTATATTCTAACTGTCTTTTATAATTTTCATTCATCCTTAATAAACCCATTTTTTAGCATTTCGGGCGTGGTTTCGGCTTAGGCTTTTTTGCCATGGTAGCTTCCTTTCTTTGTTAATTTTAATCAACTACATTCCTAGAGATGTTAATTTTTCTATTAAATCTCTTATAATTTTTTCCTGTGATTTTTCTATTTCCAATTCCAAATTTAGCTTCCTTTTTCTGGTTGAAAGTTTAATCCCGACCCCAATCTCTCAGCTTTTCCATAGTAATCCGCTCCGCCTCCTCCCTAGTAAATACCACTTCGCCCCTATCGTCGACAATAGTCCCATCAGGCTTTTTAATTAGCTTGGGGAAAAACGATTTTTTAGGCATTTAGCTTCCTTTACCTAACTTTTAAGTCCCAACAACTTATTTATCCGCTCTTGTATTACATTAAAGTTTGGATCTTTTCGATCCATTCTATTTAATTCAAAATATAAATTGTCAACTTCATCTAATTCTCCTGGAGTTAAATATTTCTTACCACGATTAGGATATGAAGTTTTTAACCTTTCTTCGTGATTTTTAACAGATTGATCCCATAATGCCCGACCTTGGTTTTGTTCACTTACTCCGCCTGGTAACAACTTGTCGGCCGGTTTTCTTTGGTCCATTTGAGACTGTATTCCAGGGAAACGGGAGGAGGACGCTTCGGGGGTTCCTTTGGGAGGCTTCGGCGGCTCGGCTAGCTTCAGGGGATTCTTTGGAGGCTCTACTTTTGGAGGTTCAACCGATCCTGGCAAGCCCTTTAACTCCTTCATGAGTTGGCCTATTTTAGTCAGGGATTCTTTTATTGCTAGCCCCTTTTCGCCAAATTGCTCGTCCTCTCTCTCAATCCGTTTACGCTCCAAGTTTGCCTTTAACGCATCTTGTCTGTCTTTGAGACTTGGATCCGCCTTTGGCTTTTTCGTTTTCATCGCTTGCACGAAGGGAGTCTCGTCTATCGGGATCGCGCCAGACAGTCCCATGATGTCCATGTATTCGTCGTGTAAAACACTTATGGTTTTATCACCATTGGTGATGTCTATAACGTAGCCTTCTTTTCCTGAGGCATCACTAGTTCCGAGATAACTCTCTGCTTCGTCGTCGACCATTGACCAAAAGTGGTTATCACCTTTTAGTCCATATTTCTTTGCAATTTGTTTTTCAATTTCCTTTTCTGAAAAACCATGCTTGTCAAAAAAATCACTCTCTTGTTTGAATCTCCTTCTCTCGTCCCTCAGGTCCTCCTTCGCATTCGCTTCATCAGCCTTCCGCAACATCTCCTTCTCGTCGATCGAGCGGACTTCGGCTTTTGGCCTCTCAGGTCTCGGCGGTTTACCTGATAGGTCATCAATTTTATCCTGTATTTTTACAAACTCGGGATCATCTCGAGACATGCGATTTAATTTAAAATATAAATCATCAATAACATCCTCTTTATCAGCTGCTTTTCCCGCCTGTTTTGCGATTATCTCACCCACCTCCTCAGGGCCCTCAGCCTTCATCGCATTGCGAATCTTGCGAAACTTCCCCTTTTTCATCAGCTTCGCGACACCCGGCAGAGGCACAATCGTCCCCGCTACATCCAAGTTAGTTTGCGGAACTAACATCTCATGCGCCGCGCTACTCACTGCCCCCAATCCAGCACCTAGATTCTCATACCCTGCTTTATAGAGAGGGTCGACAATGCGGTTTTGCAGCATGTCGTCATAGGCCTCTTGCATCGCGACTCCAGGAGGGAAGGGCTGTATCAAATCGTCCTCCTTCCCACGCATCATTTCAGGCGCTTCAGGGCCCACAGACATTTCCGATTCTTGCGGTATGTCTGCTAGGTTTTCCTCCTCGTCAATATTCCGCATCCGATTATTAGAATTAACGCCCAATTTCGACTTAATGCGCGGGAATTGCATATTGACACCTAAATTCTTTGATTGTAAAAATCGAATCACCCTAAGAAGTTTAAACTACTTTAGCAATCCTTGAAATAGATGCATTAGGGTGGGCCTTCGCCCTCCTTAGGAGTTACATCCATAACGTCTTTCGGCAGACTATCGAGGAGCGCCAAGATCTTTTCAGTCGGGATAGTGCGCATCTCGTCTAACTGCTCCGGCTTCTCTTGAGCCGCCTTAACCTTCCCGATCATTCTGTTTAGAATAAACTCAATCTTTTGCACATCCCCATCACCTGCAGCTTTCACAAGAATAGCCGCAAGAGTAATCTCCCCCATGCTTGTATTGGGGTCAGAGACCATTCTTTGCAGTTGCCAGCGATTCATTTTCCACATCCGGCTAAGGACCCGCCGAATCATAAGCGGGGTCAGCATTCCAGGTATGGGACCGTTGGATCCTGCTTGTCCGGGTTGAAACTTGCTGGCCTTGAATGCCTCGTCCTCTTTGTGGGCGATGAACGGGTTAACCGCCTCCCCCTGGTCCATAACCTGAGGGGGGTCCGGGACCTTCCCGTGGGATGGGTCCCTGATGGGGCTCTTTTTAGACCTGCCTCGGCTCAATTGACGCTACGAGCCGTTTCTACCCACACAGAGCCCGTCCAGACCAGTCGGAGGGTTCCGTTAAGGACCGGGGTCCAAGCGGCGCTTAAAGCCACGTTTCCGGCATCCAGGAGCTGTGCTGTCGTGGAAGCCCCCGAGGTGAACACAATCACGAGCTCTTGACCCACGACATATCCAGGTTGGAGCGTGAACGTCCGGTTAGCCGCGGTCGTGTTGTCCGACTGCAGCCGTAACAGCGAAGTCTTGGGGTTGAGGACGAGTGAGGTATCGTCAGCCACCAAAATCACATCTTGGGGAAGCATTCCAAGTGGTTGACCAGCGTCTAAATAGCCGTCTCTAAAGTTGCTCATTCTGTATCCTCTTGAATTCGTTGTATGTTTACTTTTTCCCTTGATTCTTATAAAAGTCAAGGACTTTCACGCTGTCTTCAATAGTCTCAACCTTCATCGCTAACGCTTGATTAATACTACTCGCAGTTTTTAAGGATTCCTTAGCATCATCAATCACTTTCAATGATTGTGCCTTTAAATCTTTAACTTCTTTAATAAAGACATAACAAAATACCGCGACCATTATCATGCTTATCAGCGATAATGAAATACACACGCCTAGTAATACAGCTTCGATCATTTGGGGGAGCTCCGACACATTTTCGCGAGAGTTAAAGCACAATCATAGTCGCTTTTCCCCTGAAGGTCATTAGCTATTTCCCTCCAACGGTCCATAGTTATGCGGAGTTGCGTGCGAAAATAGGTCGACCCCTTCCACGCCTTTTTCTGTACGACTACCCGGGTCCCATCACTGGTAACTCGGTATTCCCACCCCCCGATAGGGAGCTTGGTTTCCAGGATTGGGGCCCAGCCCGCGGGGTTGCCCTTCACAATTGCACCTCCAGAGCACAAAGGACCTCGCCTATTGACTCCTTCACAATAAAAATCAGCTCTGATTCTAGATGGATAAGTGTTCCATCGGGGTGTACTCCAACGGCTTTAATGTGATGGGGATTTATCCATACTGGCGAGCCCTGTTCGGGGATACCTATCTCTGTAAATTTGACCAAATCCATGCGCTTTATAACTCCTATTTTTAGGTAGTTATAGCATTCCAGGGTAGGGGATGGCGACCTCAATCTTGGGGGTTTGGTACCATTACTGTGACAGTTGGTACCGTTACCAGATAAACAAATTTTTCTCTATTGTAACTTTCTGATTCTCTATTATTATTATATGGTTAGTTATTTTTGTAACAGTAGTAACAGTAGTAACAGTATATAATAGAATATAATTAATAAATATATATATAGAGCTATAGAGAGAATATGCGCGAACAGGTTGCTCTATAGGAAACCCGTTACACCTGTTACAATCAGTTACAGGCATGAATTCATTGACATTTTTTACCGTTACAATACTGTTACGCACTGTTACACACTGTAACATTCTGGGTGTTATAGTGTGTTTTTCAGTATTTCAGTATAATGTTAGCTACTTAAATCTTCCGGTCATTAAATCGGCATATTGGTCTTCATTACGTCTTCGCAGAATAGCATAACTTTCTTTGTCTGCCTGTATTTCTGCAAACCAACATCCACGCATCACAGCCGCTCTTACTCGAACAGTCTTTTCAATGGGGATCATTCCCGATGCGAGACACAGCTTTTTAATAACCTTTCCATTAAAACCTTCATTACTTTTAAATCTAACGCCCTTAAATTCATAATACCACTCACTTAGTATATGATTTGATATAAATACATTATATTTTTCTGGGGTGAGCATAATTCCATCACCGACTTTATAACTTATTATCCTACCATATATAAAATCTTTAAAAGCCTGATGTTCTTCACTCCTATCCTGAAGCCTCTCTTGGTCGATTTTTATGCTGTCCCCAATATCGTGACCCAGCTTGTGAAGGATCGTCCTCTCCCACCCTGGAAACCTTGTCGCGCATGGGCGATTGTCTCCCACCTCGGGCAGCGTCAGGTAGTAGGCGCATTCCGCCAAAACATCCGCTCTCTTGTCTTCAATCCAAGAAAGAGCATTCTCGTCCAGCCAGACATGGTTGGGCTTTGGAAGGCCCAATCTGATCACCACAGACCGACTTGCCAAATCCACAGTTAGGTTGGGGTCATTGGCGGTCACAATAAAGGTCGTGTGATTCTCAACCTGCTTGTTCCCCTTGCCGTGATCATGGCCCTGGAAGTAGGGGGAGGTCACAAAGCGTTCCAGTAGAGCGCTATCGAACCCTCCACGCACGTTGTCAAACCTGATAACCCTCTTGTGGGCGTTTGCCATTAAGTCTGTCACAAGGCGACCGGGGTTACTCCTATTGGGCTCTAGACCTACGTCACAGATACTCTCAAAAAGGTGCTGGACCATAATTGCAAAGGTGGATTTGCCAATCTGGATTGTCTTATCTGCATCATGGGGTCCAGCAATCACAAAGATGGGACGTTTCCCCTGCCCCTGACTCCAGGCTACGGTTACGACCAAAGCCTTCATCAATAAACGGTCGTTTTCAGTTAGGGGGTTAAATAAGGCTACAAACTGATCGAGAGCCCCATTCTGAGCGGGCTCGATGGGGGGGCTTAATATAATCTGACCCTGTAATATTGGCCATGTCGGGTAATCGCTTATTACTTTAACGTGCCTTGCATTGTTTTTAACCGCTATAAAGAATGGCTTAAATTTGACATTAAAAGCTAGCTCTCTGCTTTTAAAATCAACAAACATACCCTGTTCATTAATCTCAGCTTCAAGATTCTCAGGCGCTTCTAAAAACCTTATTTTGCGCCAATTCTCGCGGTCTTCATGAGGAATGATGTGACATAGGCGATTAGTGTAGTTCACCATGTCGGGGAATTTTTCTTTAAATTCACCTAGAATTAAAGGCAAAGTCCTTGGGATATAGTGTGGACGTTTTTCCCCTTCACTCGTAATTTCTATGTAGTTCCTAAGCACTGGAAAATCTGGAGCGTCTTTTGGTTTTTTGTTTTTTGCACTTTTTAGTTGCAAAAGTGCGCCCTTTTTGGGAGCATCCTCAGTGCTTGTCATTTTTTCTAATCCTGAAAATGATGGGTTGATGTTAAGTGCTGTCCCCGGAACCCTTCACACGGGTGTCTTGTTTAAACCGGGGACGAATGGGAGATAAGTTTGACGACTTATCTCTCTTTTTTTTCAGCACTTTTAATAGACGATCTAATCTCTGCATACCCGAATCCGATCCGATCAAAAGGCGACTTCTCAATAATCTGTTCAACTTCTGCTATTGTGAGCCCCTTTTGTATCAGAAGGCGGGCGGAAGTGTAAACACTAACATTTCGGGAATCCCCAAATACCTTTCCAGTTGTAAGAAAGTCAACCACGTGCCCTGGTAGGGGGTTTCTTACCTCTGCCGCCCTTTTGTACTGATTAGTCCATTTGATTTCAGCTATCTCCTGAGGCGTGGCGAGTGACACCGGCATTTTTTCACCTGGACCTGCAGAATAGAGGACTTCAAAGGATGGGTAAAACTGACGGGCTATGTCTTTGGTCTTTTTATCTGACCCCTCACATAGTCCTTGAGCGTATTTTATGCTCTTTTCATAGCTGAAGGGGCAGGTGATGCGGGTTTCCCATGGGATTAAAATGCGAAACCGAGGCGCTACGATCCCATGCTTTTCCAGGTTATGACTGCGCGTGGAAGCTACCAGTAGCGTACAATCCTGGAAATCTCTTACCGCATGTTCCACCGTATATATTTCAGCCCCCTCTACATCGTTATCAACGTCCAAGATGCAGAGGTCACTGTAAATATAATTTTCACCCAGCCGGTGATTGTTTTGAAAAATAATTGGGGAGTAGGTTCTTTTGCGAATGATAGCCCATAATTCAGCGGCATTTTTGTACTCTACGGGGTGAAACCCTTTAGCCTCGTTATTGATGCCTAATCTATTGATCTTTGCCGAAATAGTGATATCATTCCCCCTCAATAGCAAACACATCTATATTACGAGTGTGCAATTATGTCAATTATTGCGGGCATTGATCCTGGAAAGTCAGGGGCCATTGTAATTCTTAAAGACGGCAAAATCATACACAAATCCCTTCTGTCTCAAATAATCCCGAAGTTTTACCTCCAGCAAAATGGTGTGAAAATAGTATGGTGCGAGAAGGCGCAAGTCATGGGGAAAGAAAGCGCACGCTCCATGTTTAATTACGGTCGTGATTACGGGTATATGCTCGGTACCCTGAATGGATGCGGGTTTGACATTAATTTCATTCACCCAGCCATTTGGACTAAAGAGCTCCACAAAAAATCACCAACGTCATTTGACAATCCGAAGGCAACTAGTTTATATGTAGCTCGGCAGATTTGGCCCGATGTAGACATGAGAGCAAACGACCGTTGCAGAGTGCCTCATGACGGGATAGTAGACGCTGCATTAATCGCATATTATGGGTGGTTACAAGAAAAATGAGTAAAGCAAATGAGTATGCAGAACAACAAAAACTTTTGCAATTTTTAGTTCAAAAAGCACGGGAAGACGTTCCAAAATTTGGGAGTACAGCGTTTATTCAAATTGACGGGAGTCTTATGACCTACCAAAACAGCCTTAAGCCAGACGAAGCCTTAAAACTCGCGGATTGGATTTATGAACATTACAGAGAGGAAAACCAAGAAAAATGAGAATCGTAAAAGCAAGAGACAGACTGGAAGCTATGGAAAAGGCACCTCGGGCGAGGGTCCTGCGCAAAAGAAATGAACGGGAATATGAAGCCTTTGATTCAAAAGACGACTACTACTCCTATCTTATGAGTATTGGAAAAAGAGTTGACAAAAGGTGGCTCGCTAAAAAAAAGGAGGCCTGAAATGAGCCAAGGACTGCCTGATATTCCTACACCTGGAGTGCTGTACAAAACGGCATTTGGTGAAAAGGCCTTTTACGTTGGCATAAATGAGATGGGCGATTACGTCTACGAAGTTGGGTCACACAAAAAGTATTTTAAGAAATACGCGACCCCCTACCGCCTTAGCTTTGATCCTAAGTATCATTCAGACTACGATATTGTAGGCTTTTGGGATGATTTTATAAACTTTTGGGAAGCCCGACACGCGGCGCTTAAGGGCAAAAAAGTTCGGAGGGTCATTGATCCTGGAGTCGAGTTTTCCGCGGCTGATTTTGACGTGCAAGCGGCTAGCTGGCCCAATCAGTTTATCAATAGCATATGGGAGCTAGCGGAGGAGCCCGTTTGATTCCAGTAGGTCAATGAGGTCGTTCCCGTTTACGAGCACATCGCAGAAGTGCCCCCCCTCGGGGTCCCAATACATCTCAACTACGATATTCTCAGTGGTATTTAGAATGTGCTCAAGCCTACGCTTTACAAAAATCTTTTGCGTATGATCGTAGGTCTGGCTGTATTCCACCCCGATCGGAGTTTCCAGGGTAATACCAAAGCCCAAGTTGAGGCTAAACAGAATTTCGTCCGCATCAAGGACCTTCACGACTTTTGCAGGGTAAGTGCTGACCCAAGCCCTCATAGGCTCACCCCCGTGCTTTTGCAGGGGACAGGCTCACCATTGGGCTGAACGTGTAAAACCATAGCCCCTCCCTTGTCAAAATAGAGGTATTCGCTCCCTGACCTGGAACAGAAATATTGGACATTTCCTAAAAATGGGATGTACTCGTACTGATGAAACCCGTACTTAGCCACTAAAAAGGCCCAGACTAGAATCAAAAGCGCAATAAACGCTAAAAATGTCTTCATTTAGGCTCGGAATCGATTTTCAACTGGACCCAGCCAGCGAGTTTGACGAAGGGGGTTAAAATCAATTTGGCTACCAAACAGCAAACACAACTCAAATGCATTGCCGTGATCTTTAAATCTCTCAGCATTATAAATTCCTTTTATTGTTTTCTTTTATGATAACAAAGTTTTATAAGGCTATCAAGAAACGCGCAAACCAAATGCTATACATGACTAGCGCGGCGCACACAATTATAGCTGTCGTTCTTTCATCAATCGTCATATTTATGAATGTCCACCAAAACCGCTTGCCCTTCCCAATTCCGGTAAAGCGCTTCACTCCAGTTTTCCCTCACCACAAGGCGGATTATGCGCGGAAACTTAAACGTTTGAAACATTATAATGCCAAATCCAATTTCCTCCCCTGAAAGAGTTTCAACCCGATCAAAACGGTCAAGGACGGCCATACGGTATATGCCGTTGGCCATCATGCGCACATTAATAATCTGTGGCTTTTGATAAGGGAGTTTTAATTCGATTAAAAATTCTCTCATTTACTAATGACCATGACCCAGTTACCTCCAATCCTAGCGCCGCCAATCGCATATGCTGCAGGATCTAAAAGCACGTCCCGGTGACTCTTATCCTTTAACCATGCTAGCACTACCGCGGTAAACTCGGAATATCCACACGCAATCACCTCCCCACTCGCCACACCACCGCACAATCGGGCTCTAAGGGTAAAGGATTGACCTAGTGGCCCCTCGTGTATACAGGCATTTCGCAGGTTTATGTAGGTCGCTTGGATCGAGCTCGCGCAGGTGAGTTGATCGCTGAAGCGTAGGGGGTTAAGACCTAACTGCATTCTTTGAAGGTTAACATAAGAGACAAGGTTTTCCCCCTCACTACCTGGAATTGCAGGATAGCTAGGCACGGGCTCTGGCATGGTCTGAGCCATGGAATCACAAGACATACAAAACATTAATAAAAATGTGAAAAATCGCATAAAAACCCTCCCGACTAATAGTGCTTAAACACTCATTATAACATACAGCTTTTGTCAAGGAGGTATCTTAGGAGGCATTCAAACAAAATCCCCCATAAAGATGCAATAAGAGCGCAAAAAAAGGCAAAAAGAAGTGCGTATCTCATGGCTTGGCAAACTCCTAAGTGTGTGTTATACGAAACAGCTACATAAGTATCTGTGTTGAATGCCAAACGGGAGTTTTTATGAATTTTGAGGAATTAGTACACGCACTAAAACAAGGCGACGACTGCCTTTTAGAGGATCTTGATCCTAGCGTTACAGATAATTTAATGGATAAGATTGATAGTATCAAATATGTGATCGATAGGCTACACCGTGACATAGCATTTTTAGGCGAGGAAATAAGCAATCTCCAGAGCCAGAAAAAAAAGCTGGAAAAGAATCTTGATTACCTGGAATACAATGTCGCCCGCGTCATGCTTGATCAAGCTGAGGATCAATTACCTGGAAAATCTTGGATCCTGAAACTCCGCCCGAACCCACCCAAAGTGGTAACCGCAAGAGAGCCTAGCAAAGAAGACTGGCTGGAGGCTCCAGGTGCTGTGAGCATGAAAGTGTCTTACTCCTGGGATAAAAAGGCGATTAAGGAAGCCCTGCAGAATTGCTCGGCCCCACAAGTGATAAGAGATATTGCTCATGTCGAGCAAAACTATACGCCCGTGTTTGCAAAAAGGAGCTCCCCCAAATGATTACCAGTGAAAACATCGATCTTTTATCAGCCGCGCTGGCTAAGGCTCAAGGCGAGATGAATCCTGCCCTCAAAGATTCTACAAACCCGCATTTTAAATCCAAATACGCCGATCTTTCCAGTGCATGGCTCGCCGCGCAGGGGCCCGTCACCCGCAATGGGTTGGCTGTCGTCCAAGGGTTTGAACCTGGACCTGAAAAATCCCTGCTTATTAAAACGAGACTTGTTCACTCAAGCGGGCAGTGGGTTGAGAGCACGTTGCCCTTTTACCCCCTCGACCAAAAGCCCCAGACCCTAGGATCCTGCATCACCTATGGTAGGCGCTACTCACTTATGGCTATCCTAGGCATAGTCCCCGACGACGACGACGATGGGAATGCAGCTTCCAGGGTAGGAATTCCTAAGCCTGAAACTTTCGATATAAATAACGAAGCGCACAAAGTTGGATTTAGAGAGCTCATGGAAACCCGTTTTCCTGATGCCCCAAAGACCCTCTACCGCTCACTGGCCGAGGCTTGCGTAGGGGCTGAAGCGAATAACGATGTTTTAGCAAAAATTATCATCAATAATTTACAAAAAGCAGATAGATCTTTAAAAATCCCGCATGGTATGATGCAGTCACTAATCGAAAGACTGGAAGCTACGGGGCAATCTACGGCGAAAGTGACGGGGAAAACCCCCATGGAAATTTTAGACATGCAGGATGGGCCTGGCCTTAGCATGATTGTCAAAAAGATTCAGGCGGCCTTGGGATGAAAAGTGACAATCAGCAAGAAAAAACTCCATGCACTGCGCCGGCAAAGGACCACAATGTCCAGGCTGGAGTTGGCCAGACAGTTCTATTGGTGTGACGAGCTATCCTTCTACAAGATGCGAACCCCCCTCAATGAAGCCATGGCTTTTGCTGAGGCCCTTTATGACTTCCGCGACGACATGCCAGAAATTCCCAAGTTTTTAGATCGCCTTCAAGCTGCCCAAGAGCACGCTGCAAGCTATGTCCGCGGGCGGCTGGCTTGCACTGTGCGTGTAGAGCACCCTGAAGAAGTTTATTTCGATAAATGATGCCAGAATCCAAGCACATTCGATTCCATCATGATTCTTTTTGCTTCGGCCAAACTTGGAAGTTTTGCCCATTGATAATGCGGGCCGTCATTAATCCCCCCCCAAGTCACATTGAGCCCTTCAAAATACTTGGAGATAGCCTTCGGATCGAATTGCCAGGACCACATGCCGTCCTTTTTCAGGGCTAGGTCCATAGCAACGCCATAATGGTGCCAAGAATCGCCTCGCTTGGCTTGGGTCACTATTCTACCTGGAGTCGTCCTCCCCTGCATGTAGAGCTCATGCTGACGCGCAAAGGACCGATAGGTCTCAAAGGGGTGCATGTCAAACCCTGCTTCGCGACACCTCTTAAGGCCCGCTTGCATCTCCAGAAGAAAGGGCGGGTATAAAAGATCAGTAGATCTTAAGACGCTCATAGCGCAACTTCTCCAAGATTAAGGTTTCTAGTGACCTTAATGTTAGCATGGAGTCGGGCTTGCCGAAAATACCAAGGCTTACAAACTCAGTACATATAAAGTGATTACGGTTTTGCCATATATTTTTTTTAGGTAACTTAATTCCAACGCGATTCGCCATTAAAAATAGGGCTAAATAGGCTATGCCGTTATAGTCGTAAGGCCTATCTTCATAATTGCTGATCAGATGCCAGAGTAAATCAGCTTCATTTTTGTGCGTCGATTCTAACCTATAGACTCTCTTAACATCAAATTTACGGTTAAAAGCCGCCCTTGTGCATATCTTTACCCCGCTCGTCACACTGTGGAACATCAGATTGTTCCCACCGACTCCAGGACTGGAAAGGGCTACGTGTGACACGTCCGTTTCGTCAAGGGCCGCTATGACCCGAGACATAAGAGACTTCCCCTTACTGAAGTATATATCCATTACCAGAGGACCTTATGTAACCCGTAATTTCCCGCTACAAACGTAGGGGCCGTGGCGTTGACGCTGACGTAAGAGGCTCTAAGGATTAGCCCCGCTATTAACTTGGCGGGATAAGCTATTTGGTAGAATGCTCTAAAGCTGGAAGTCCCCAAATACCAGCGTTCAACAAATACGTTTAACACTGTCCCGCTTGGATGAACTACAGACAGCACCATGTAGTCACCTGCTTGGGGGGCTTCTACCACGAGCTCAATAGCTGTAACTAGCATGTCGTCAGCAAACGTGCAGTCCAGGTTTGTCGTGGCGTTGGGAGTAACAGCCCCCGTGACACCATACCCGTTATATTTTAAGACTGAGGAGTTAAACTCCTCGGCTTTTGTAGGCGCGAATAACGTTCCGGTAGGCATTTATTCTTCGCTCCAAACTATAGTCGCTCTAGCCGAGTTACCGTTGAGAGATACACCACCCATATTGACTGAAAATAGCTGGTTTATTCCACGAAGAATAATAGGTTGTTCAATTGCATTATCGATGAAATATGAAAAAGGAATAGATCCAATAGTACCACCACCAGAGACATAAACACCGAATGTTAGCATATTGCCGACCAAAGTCCCAAGGGTTGGATTTGCCGTGTAACTTCTAACTATAGCGGTTCCAGCTGGGTTGTTGGTATCATTTGCTACATTTGTTAAAAGTGTCGATGTGCCACCCGTATTTAAGCTTGATCGCCTTACTCCAATAATTGTGGTGTTTCTACCTGTAGTCGCTGTTAAGTAAAATAATAGGCTTAAGATCTTGATTGTTTTTGTTGATGATCCACTGATTGTGAATACATCAGTAGCAGAATTTGCAAATGAAAATTCCTTTGACGCGCTATAGGTAGGTACGTTTCCAGATTGCACAAAATTTACAACTTTAAGACTATCGCCTTGGTTACCAATAATGGTGCCATCGGTCCCACCACTTAACTGCATTGTGCTGTCTAGATCACCGCCGGAATTACTCAAGGCTCAGAGCCTCCAGGGTGAATCGCTTTGACCGTGAACCCCTCCTCTTTTGAAGGCTCTTGGCTTTTCGCGTAAATCTGAGCCATGCCTTGCGCCAAATCCTGGAGCCAGCGCACGCCGTCAGCAAAGGCCATAATTTGCGGCAAACCCGCCTCGGGCAGTTTGGCTACCCGAAGCGCGTTAATGAAGTTGGCAAGTGCCAAGCAGTCTTCTTTTGATACTTTTGGAAATTCTTTCACTTATTAGCTCATTTCTAAAACGGCCACGTCTTTCCCTGCTGCATCAGCAATCCCGTATACAGCGACTGAAGGGCCTACGTCAAAGTTAACAAATCCACCCTTACCGAGTTGAACGCCTCTGGTAGCTCCAGAGCTAGTGACGGTAGCGGATCCAACATAAAGCTGTCCACCGGAAAGCATTTGCACCATAAGGGATTTGCGGTTAGCCAAAGCCGCGGTAGGCAGCGCTACTGCGGTTGTTCCTACAGTAATAACTTGCTGAAGAATAGCAGTCTCAGACTTGTTAATTACGCGCAATTCACCAACGGCGTTTTGTTGGAACCATGCAGCGTCACCGTCAGCGGAAACGAGTGTTCCTGCCGTGTCCGACCTAACGGCACCAATCATAGCTAAGATTTGGCCGCTTACTGCCGCAGAATCCTCTGCTAGGGTAAAATCTTGAGTAGAAGGCAAGGAAGCTGCAGTCCAAAGCTTTCCAGTTGAGTCAACAGACAGACCGGAATAGTCACCGTCGGCACTAACCAGCGAGGTTCCTGCGTCATTTCTGACAGCCAGCATGAAACCACCGAGGTCACCCGTTGTATGGGCAATGTCCTCAGCAAAAGTCGTAACGGGATAAACATCAAGCTTCCCGGCTTGGGAAGTGAGAAGTGTACCAGCCGCATCGACTAGGTAACTGGCAATGTTGTCGCCGTTGGCGATTGCGCCAGTGTTTGCTGCAATTTGTGTCTTACCGCCTGCTACAATACCCATGAGAATCCCCCTAAGTTAGGCTATTTCTTCTATGATTACAGACACCGTTCCAGACCCTGGAGCGGCTTTTGCATAAATTGGAATTGCATCTGTTATATCATAATACCTTTCGCCTTCGATTCCCATTTTTACCCCAACATAACCAACTACTGTTGGGTCGTACTGTAATTTTATCTCAAATCCCGCTGTATTTTGTATACCTATGGCATTTCGACTAGCCAATGGGACGAGTGGCAGGGGGGTCCAGGTTGTATCGTCAATAGTGACTTGTGTAACTCTCCCCCCAATAGTCAAACCCGACACCTTTAGGGTGCCGGTGATATAATTACCCTGGATAATGCAGTCGACTTCGGTCACGGGTTATTCGCCCTTCGTCTTTTTGCAAAGCTTAAAATCTTGGCAGTTCCAGCCGTACAACCATTATGTTGGAAGTAGACGCGCTGGTAAATCCACCCTACCCCATCGAAGGTGTACATCAAACAGCCATCGGTAAGGGTAATTTTTTTAACTGCAGTGTCTGGGAAAATATTGCAAAAATTAATACCGTCCAGACTGCCCTCGACCCATACTTTTGCTGGACTTAAAACCAGCCCATTCGCCCCAGTCCAGACTACTTGCAGACACATAATATCAAAGGTTCGCATGTCTTGGGATTCGGTGTAAAAATCCGTGGCCATGCTTTTATCTGAGGCTAAGGATACCAGTTGAAAGTTGTCGGTAACGAACATTCTGAGCCATCATAAAAAAAGGTGATTGCGAAAACGAGACTAGCAAATATCGCTGTATTCGCAAACAAAATTAAAGCAATGGGCCAGATATTCAGGGGGGCGGGCCGTTCAATGGTGATGTTAGGCACTGGAACGGTTATATTGATGGCGGGCTCTGGTACTGTAAAAGTATAGGAAGCTGGCTCAACCTTGACTTCGATTGTTGGGTTGAGCGGAGGGAGTTGGGGCTGGAAAACAGGGGAAAAGGACGGGCTGAAATGTATATCCTGTGCTGGAGCATTCTGCACGGGGAATTTTAATTCTTCTGGAAAATTCACTACGGGGTGAGGACTAAGTCCCCGCCCCACCGCCGAATAAGTTAGCTGTACCTCTTCGCCCATATTGCACCGGCATGTTGCGGCGATCCACTTGTATAGAAAAACCGCGTATTTAAATAATAATTAGTATTGGCAGTAATACTAACGCGCACTACCGGAGTCAATAAGTATATTGGCGTTCCCGATAAAAATGGCGCGGCTTGCTGTATCTCAAATGGCTGGACAGTCGCCCCGCTCACACTATCCGATATAGAGACGGATAAATTGTCGGTTAAGACCGCCGCATTCTCAGCTAGGGTTGCCACACCCTGGAGCTCCCAACGGCCAGCATCGAGGGTAATCTGCGTGGCGTAGCCCCATAGCCCTGTCGCACCGATGTTGGTGCTTGATAGCGCCGGGGTTTCGGCATACACGACTTCAAATAGCTGTCCGGCTGAGGGGAAAGTCCCGTCAGTGATCGGTATGATATTTGCGGGCGTAATAGGCCCCCCGCTACCTCCGCCTTGCGGCGATACAACTATGTAGGTCATGCGCCGCTCACTACGTTATTTTTGGTGAAACAAAGAACGGTGATATTGCCAGCACCTGAAGTGTAGGTCCAAGCGACCCTAAAGTATCTCACTCCAGTAGGGTTTAAATCGTAAATGTGACCCGTACTTGCTGTTACAGCTTGTGTGGCGTTGGGGTAGTTAAAGAAGGCTGTCCCGTCTACTGAGCCTTGGAGGTTCAGTGTCCCCACTACGTTTGCCCCAGTGAACGCAATGTAAAAGCTTCCAGTCGTGAGGTCTACAAGATCCAAAACCCCAGAGTTGAGGTTTGAAGCCGCTGACTGGGTTTCAAGTAAAGTAAAAGATTTTGCCATACGGATTATTCCTCGTTGAAAGCTTTACGGTATTCAGGATCATTATTATACAAAAGCTGGTGATAAAACAGTATCCCTTTGGTGCCATGCTCGGCGGCTTTATCAAATACTTTTAGATAAGGCATTATTTTTGGACTTGGATTTGCTAGTTTTGTGGCAATCGCTTTACTTAAATTCTGGGCAGCAAAACCCGTATCAATTGCGGACCTAGCAATAGTCCCTCCCATTTTATCCATAGTAGCGCCAGCGACGGCTCCAGCTGGAATGCCTAACTCGCCACCCAACCAACCGCCTAAAGCACTCCCTAAAAGAGTCGCTCTGGCCCCCATAGGACGCTCCACGCTAAATGCGTGCAAAACCCCCTCGTCACGCACTCTCTGTGGATAATTTTCTTCTGGAAAATTCTTTTGTAGACTAGCCATGGCTTGCTGATTTTGCGGATTACCGCCGTGAAACATTCCAGTATCTTTTACGATCCGGTGTGTCCCCTTATCGGTAAAATCCCGCAATTCCTGCGCTCGATATTGATCAGTAAGGGCTTTTCCACCAAGATCGGCAATCTCTTGCTGTTCATTCGGGAAGGCTTGCATGTAACCTTCCTTGTCCAGCATTTCCCGCCTTTTCCTGAGGTCCTCATAATTTTTTAGAACATCGAGCATTTCAGGTTGTTCTGTGGTCTCAGCGTATTTGGCCAGATCTCTTTGCACTAATGCCCGCGTGCCAGGGTCTTTATCTTGGGTTTTGCGTAAATACCTCATGCCCTTAGCTTCGTCGGCAAAATTACCCCGTATATCCTCATTAGCCCTGCTTCTTTGGCTCATTTGGTTCATGACTTTTCTATATTCTGGAGCCGTGTCTTTTAGAGAATCGCTCACAAATTCAGTGACGCTTTGTAGGGCCTTATCCAAATCTCCAGTGTATTCGCCCGCCCCCCTCTTAAACTCGATTTCTTTTCTGACTGTGCGCATCCAATCTCGTAATTGCGGGCCATTCAAATAGTCTGAATAATTCTGATCAAGGCCATTCCTTATAAATGTCAAGCTATTTTGTGTAGCCTGATTGCCCTGAGTAATTGCTGGATATTCCTTAATCAGTTCATCGAGTTTTTTTATTATTGTTTTTTTCGGCGCAGTTATTGGAAGTGAACCAAGAATTTCGTCAGCTTCAGCGCTTTTCATTGCCTGCCATTTTTTATCTAATTCTAAACTTTCTTGCCACGGCTCTACATGTTCAGCGTCTATCATGTAATCAGGACGCATTTGTTGTTTTAAATCGTCAGCTTTGGACTGTAGGCCAGCGGTAGCAGAATCTACTGCTTGCTCTGATAGAGCCGCTTGCCCCTTTACCCCTTGGGTATCGCTGATAATATCGCGGACTATTGGCCCGGTGCCTTGGGTTGTTTGGCCCTTTAACCTTGGTTGATTGGCTACATAATAGTCAAAATCTTGGGGTTTTACCGACATTCCAACATGCATACCTAGGCGAGCTCCAGGCTTTATAACCCCGCTTTTTACCAGGCTACCCCCCTCTGCAGCGGCTTTACCAAGGAGGCTTGCAATCTTTTTACCTGGAACCCACCCGGTAGGATCCATAGCAGCGCCCATCACCCCTCCGCCTATGTCTGCGCTGCTTACGTTGGTTTGTTCAAATCTTGCGTTGGGGGAAAATGGCTTTTTTACTGTAGGGAAAGGGATATCCCTTTCTTGTGAAAGACCGTATTGGCTAGCCAGGCTTTCCCAACTAGGAGCCTTTGAAGGATCCTCACCAAATTGTTTATAAGCCGCTTCGATAGGCCTAGGCGAAACAACTGGGCTAACAAGCCCCTCCCGCATTGATTCATTACGTTCGTTTATCGTTTCCTGTAGTCCAGCGCGAATAGGCGCGCCTACGTAGGGGTCTACAGCATTAGACAGCTTTACAAGGGGCTCTGCTAGGGCTGTCCAGGCTCTTGCTGGACCTACCTCTTGGAAGGACTCTTGTTGTGGCTTTGAATATTTTGCGCGCAGTCTTTCCAGTTCCGCTCGGTCCTCATATGGATCTTTGTATTTTGCTCTAAGGCGTTCTAATTCTGCGCGGTCACTCATATGTTAATTCCCGCCATTTTCAAGTGATTTTAGTCTCTTTAATTCTTCTAGCTCCTCAGGAGTGAGAGGGGCAGAGCTCGCTGGTTGACTGGAATTTTTCTGAGGCAGATTTTGCAAGGGTGACGCTCGGTTTTTCAATTGAGGGCTAATAGGTTTATTAAAATCTATTGGCGATAAACCTGCAGCAAGTCTTTTTTCATTAACAATCGATTGGACTTCCTTTTCAAGGCCTCTGACTTTAGATTCAAATAGCGCTCTTGTTTGGCCTGGACGAGGCAAATTCCCCTGTAACCGCTTCATCTCTGAGGCTGAGGCGCTTGCCCCAGTAATCTCTTTGATATATTGGTTCGTCATTGACATAACGTTTTGGTTTAAAGCGTCAAAATCTTTGTTAACGCTTAAACCCCGCTCATTCATGAAAGAGCCAACATTACCCATAACTGGACCAGTGAATATTCCAGCATTGTCATATTGGGACATTAAATCAGTATAAAGGTTATTTTTTTGCACATAATTAGCTTCAGCCTCGTCCGCGGCCAACGCTCTTTTATCTACTGGAGGCAGTTTTCCAGGTGAAGCTGGGGGCACTCTTACTTTAAAGCCCGTGTCCTCGTATTCGCCCGTTTGGGGATTGTAATTGGACGCGGTATTGTTGGGGGTAATCGGACCCTTTTGATAGGCAATCCCCTGAACGCCTTTAGGGTGTTTCATTTTAGTCTGTAAATACTGCATCACTTGGGGATCGATAACTGGCTCTTTGGCCAGGGTCCCAAGCCCCTGAAGGGATTTGTTAGACGAATCCACGAAGGATTCAGCGCTGGGCGATTTCCCATGAACAGTCCCCATTTGGGCCATACCTCTGGCCATACCCTGGAGGCCAGCGGTTTCAATAGCCCCCTTGCCAAAGATATATTGGGGGTCGTCTTTATCGGGTTTACCTAGATTTTGGAAGTAATTCTTGATGCGCTCGTCAACATTATAAGGGTCGTCACCATTCACCATAATATTTTTCCCTTTCTTTGCGCTCTTTGTCGCTCATCCAAGACCCCTTGCTATACATTTGCGCCCGGTCGTCCTGCGCCGCTTGACCGCGGTTATAATCTCGACTGCGACCGTATGCATCGACTGCAGACATTCCAGTGTTAGCAAAGCCCTGGACCGCTGAAGCCCTGTCCTGATCACGCTCTCTTGAGGCATTACGCTCCATACCTAAAGCCCCAGACATGCCGGAAGCCCACTTGTATTGGTCGTCAAATTGATTGCTTCGCATTTGATTGGATAAAGCCCTCTGCTTAGCCGCCCAATTCGCTTTGGATTCTGCTAGCTGATTGCGGTAGTCACGCTCTCTTACATCGCGCTGATATTTGTCAGTGGTTAAATCGTCCATACGGTTACGCTCTTTTGTTCTAAAATCAGCCCCGTAACGGGTCAATTCATCAGAGCGCCGCAAATTCTTCTCTTGAGCCTCATTGCGATTGTTTACGTTTTGATTCGCTAGACCCTGTTCAACTCCAAGATTAAGGCGCATTGCATCGCTTATGTCCTGAGCCCGGCGATTCTCAAAGTTTTGGCGTGCTGAAGCCATGCGCTGGTTGAAGTTATTGATAATTCCAGTATTGGCTTGGGCTAAGTCCATTTCTTGCCCGTATATCTGCCCGCCTAATTGCGCTCCGCTCGCCAACGCTGCAAGTCGACGACGTTGCGCGTCCGCCGCGGCTTGCATTTGAGCCTGGGCTTGCATGTCGCTTGATCCTTGGGATGCGGCAAGTTGGGAAGCCATTTGTAGTCCAGCTCCGCCCTGACCACGCCTAGCAAAACTTTGCTGTAGAGCATCCAAGCGAGATTTAGCGTCCGCTCCAGCCCGTCTTTGAGCCATAGCAGTTTCTTGCGCAGATATCGCGTCATCGCCGGTCTCCCCCATTTGCATATATTTTTGGAGTGCTGTTTTCTGGGCCTGTCTACCCTGGAGCGCTTCCCCTGATTGCTTGATTAACTCGGGGTTTTGCTCCGCGATATAAGGCGCTAACTCAGGAGTATACTTGCCCACCATTTTGAGGTCTTCAGGTGATAGCCTGGAGGTGTCAAACTGTGGCGCTTGCTGAGGGTCTGAATACTTGGGCTGAGCTAAGGCCTCCTCATGATACTGTGGCGGCGCGTCTATAGACACATCGTATTCTGGAGGCTTTATCTTTTCAAATAAAGCACGAATCTCTTTTAAACGATTGCGGTCAGCCCCCCGCGCCTTTTCTGCGTTGTAGAGGTTGACCAAACCGCCTACTGCGGAAATGGCTGCTACGGCTGCGATTGCTGGAACCATGCTTGTTTTCCCTCTAAAACTTTACTTTACCTTTTTTCAAATTCTTTACCGTCGCCGCCGCTTTTCTTGGCGTGACAGCATCAACTATATTTTGTGGCGCTTGATAAACCTGTTTGCCAAAGTCAGCTACATCATTCCCCACCGCACCTATTTTGCCCATTGCTGCAGCTTGCTTGTCTAACATCCAATTACTGGAATTACTGCCCCCCTGCGCCTCTGGGGACCCTGGAGGAGGAGGCATAAGGGCCTGTAGCGCCGCATTGTATGCCGATTCATCGAAGGTGTAGTTGTTGGGATTATACCCCTCCGCAAACCTTCCAGCACTGGCTCTGCGAGGATCCATGAGCTCCTCATAGGCGGCGTTAAGATCATTGGCTTGCATCGCATCGATGAAATCCATGTCTTCCAGACCTTGAGTTGGGGCTCCCTTGAAATACTGATTAATGTCTACGCCCATAAGCTTGTTAAGGTCGCCCCCTTCTCTGGAATAGCGCCCCACTAATGCGTCTCGCTTATCAGCTAAAAACTTGTCGTAATTGGCTTGTTTCAGGCGTTCCAGCCCTTGCTCTCTGCGAGCCCTACCAATCCCCATAATTTCTTCAATGCGCGCTCTAGCCGCCGCATTAGCCGCTTCATTCGCAGAACTGCCACGGCCAATGACATCCTTTAAATACCGATCTTGATCAAAGGTAGCCGCCGCTCCAGGTGCTAGACCTGCCATTTTCGCAGTCCCGCCCACTCCTAGCATGGTTTGAATACGGTTAAATCGATTGGCTTCATCTTGGTCATAGAAGTTTTCAGCCGTGTAAGTTTTATCGTCAATCTTGGCAAAATCTGCAGGATTAAGGCCAAATGCTGCAATCGCCTGAGGGGTGAGGTATTTACCTAACTCAGGATTCGCTGCAATGGCTTGCTGTAATCCTGTTTGAATTCCAGGATCGGCCATACCGGAACGGACAGCTTCCGCCCTCGCATTGGGGTCATTGCGTAATTGCTCAATCTTTTTATTAAACGCATCTAACTCAGCGGCGTTAGTTGTTTCAATCCCGCCACGTAACTGGTTGAGGTATGCTTTAGCTGCCTCTTGCGCTGCAGATAATTGACCTTCACCATATTTCTTAACAGTGGCTTCGACCCCCTTTTCGGGGTCGTAAAACTCCGCGGCTTTTTTTGCCACATCTTGCTGTCTACCCTCTAAACCGCGCAGTTCAGTGTAAAAGTTAGGATCACTTTGAAGTCTTCCAATATCAAACTGCGCCGCGCCTCTCGAGTATGAGGGACCATACTGCGACCTAAAATACCCGGTTAATCCTGGTTCGCTTTTGAATTTTTCAACATCAGCGACAAAAGGATCTGTCTGTTTGTAGGATCCATATGGATCAATCGTCTTTCGAGATACGAGACCACCCACTTTGGCAGAGGTATCAGCGTCACCGCCGACTGCTTTATCAATATCGGCTGTCCCCACTGAATAACTTTGCTTCGCCTTCTCCCCGGCCACATAACGGTCGGCCTCCTCTTGCAAAGCAGTTTCATTAGCCTTGATCTTATCGCCAATATCTCTAAACGGTTTGAAATTACTTTTTGGCTGAGCCTGAGCGGCTTGGAAGGCTAACTGATTTGACTGTGTTCCGCCTTGTGATGAAACCGTTACGCTCGCTCCACCTGCAGGACCAGAAGACCCTCCACTAGACCCCAATTCCCCCTCTGTGGAGGTCTTTGGAGCACCTGAGCCTGAGGACGACTGGGATTGCACTTGCCCCTGATTCTGACCGCCTTGTTGTGGCTGGCCAAAAACATCGATTTTATTATCCATTTGGCTCATAATTTTATCAAATGCGTAAGCCATTATCTTTGCTCCGCGAGTAGGTCGTCTGCAGGTTGGGCAGTCGGCAATGAAGGCATATTTGCTAGTTCTGAGCCTGGACCGCTAGGGCCTTGAGGCATGGGAGGGGCACCTTGAGGCTGAAGGCCTCCCTCTGGCATTTTCCCAGTCCGTATCATAGCAGTTAACGAGGGATCTTGCTGCAATGCTAGATCATAATGTTCTTCTATATGCGCCAAAAATAATTGAATCATATTGCCTTGTAGGCGTATTTTTGGATCGCTTAAAGCGGCTGCATGTTTTTGCATGTGCTTAGGGTGATCGTCAGTGATCAAACAAGGAACCCGCGTGCCCTTGGCTAACTCGTCATTCTCGGCTTCAATGAGGTCGTCTTCGGTTAATTCGTCTTCATACATTTTCTGAAGCGGCTGACCTTCCAGGATTGAGACGTACTTGCCCCAAAGATCCTTCGGCATTTGGAGGAGTTTTTCCCCTACTTCCAAACGGCCAGCTATGGTCTGCATAAGTGGGTTTTGTGTCGAGATTTTGACACCTGCAATGCTTTTTAACTGTTCCCCCGTATACTCTCTTGGCTGGACTTGGTTGTTAGTTCCAGACATCATGACTTTCCTGGAAACATTGGGACCAAACACGATATAGCAGTTGATTGCATGTTTAATCGTCCGGCTCATGCAGTCGTCTAGGGATTCTTGAATACTGGTTGAAAACTCAAGGGCGTTGGCTGATAGGGTCGCGATTGCTACCCCCGACGAGGCCCCACTTGGCGGAGCTCCACGAAGGGCACCGTTGAGGTTCATCATTTCCATCATTTGCTCTTTGAGCATGTCAGCATACTTAAAGGTTTCAGGGCTTGATGCAGTAAGGTTGAGGGGCTCTGGCTTGCCTCCACCTGGAATGTTTTGAGGGGTGTAAAAGGTAAACCGCATCCCACCAATCTCTTGCACATTCACGTTAGCAGAGCGAGGGACCGCGATGTTTTGCACGGCGAATGCAGCTTGATTGCTCGATATTGCACTTATGGAGTTATCGTACATCTCTTGGCAAGCCATGAGGTTGGTAAACTGAGGGTAGCCTAATGTGCTCCCCATGATTTGCTCTGGGATCATGGGCTCTACAGGGATCGTTCCGTATGCGTTGTAACCGTCATAATAAACGCATTTTTCCCCGCTATACATCATCATGCGCCCCTTAGGCGCGGCTGGGCATGGCCTCACGTAGAGCTCAAAACAGTAAACCATGTCGTCATTCTGCGTGGAAGATATTAGAATAATCCTCGGAACCTTGGTGAGGCACTCTGACAGCAGGTATATTTGTCCGAACCATCGTTTGTCCG